ACAAAGTATTAAACTCATTCTTTCACCTCAAAGTTTGCAATAGCTTTCCAGTACTCTATAACCTGCTTATCACATTCAGGTTTACCGTCTTCAATCCACTGCTCAACAACTGCTTTAGCAAGCTGCGGGACGCCCTGCCTGAGAGTGAGCTCCTTCTTTGTCCATCTGTCCTTAGGTCTCTTCACATTTTACCTCCGTAACAAGCATACCATTAATCCACGTACGTGAATATATTCTGCCTGTATTATGCATATTATATTCACGTGCAAATTCACTAATAGTTCCACCCATATTTATAAAGATACAAGGTGTTATTGTTGCTATATCTGAGAGTGACTTAGGCTGATAAGATACTGACAAACCTAATGAAGAAATGTATCCGTCATATTTTCCTTTGTGAAAATATTCAGGATGATTCTGATAGAACTCGGTAGCTTTATCCAGCCAGCCAGATTCCTTAAGAACTCTATTCAAGTCCTTCATTAATTCATTACTGTTCATCATGTTTAAACTCCTTGAACACAAGATCAAGATGGTCTGCTGCATTGTTAACTGCTGTAGCAAGATCATCTTCCCAAATACGAATACCATCATCCACAGTATAATGTATACCTTCTTTCGCGTAGTGTGCTTTGACCAATGCATCATGTATCAACCCAACTAATACAGGATACAACGGTCTGTCTTCTACTTCATCGTAGCATGGCTTCTCTGTAAGAGTACACGGCCATTCAGGATAGTAAGTCATGTTTCTATTCATAAGATCTTTGCCTGTATAAAAACCACCTGCAGTATCAAGCAGTGGTTTATCTTCATCATGATTCCCATCGTAATTAAGATACCTTCTTGTAACTAACTCATCTGTATTGTTAAGTGGATTCCAAATACACATACCAACCTGTACCGGACAATTATCCGGTGTCCAAGGTTTCTTAATCATGTTTTACCTCCTAACCTGCTATCTTGATCCATTCACCCTGATCATTCTTTTTATACTGCTGGCCGAGACCAGTACCAAGACCTCTACCAATTTGATTAAAGCAATGCATACACATGTTAGCCCAAGGACCATGACATGTTGCAGCATCAAACATAATGTCTTCTACAAAAGGACCTTGACATATGTCACAGACCTTTGGTGGATTAAGAAACTTAACTGTTTTCATGCTAACTCCTCTGCTAAGCATTCACCAGTGTCGCGGTCCATGTACTTTATAGACATGTCCTCGCCACCCATCCAATAACACTGAGCATCTGACCAATTCTTATCATGCTCCTTGATCCAAGCTTCAGGGTCTTTTGGTTTATTGAACTTGCTGAAATGATAGACCCTTACCTCAGCGAGACAATAATCAAGAATTACTACTGTATACATTTAATCCTCCTCATCGTTATGATATATTGTTAAAGGTTCTCCACGAGAAAGTATAGCATCAATACATCTACTACAAAGATAACCCATGTCTGTACGTTTAAGTTCAGACAATTCAAAATCATCTTCACACCAACTGCAGGTACCAAGATCATCTGACTTCTCAAACTCCATAAGTTTTCCATCGGGATCTTTACAAATGGTACAAGGATAATCAGAACATTTATTGTGCCTAGATCTACACACAGCACATTGTTTATGTGGGTTCTTAGTATCAACTTCATTAACCATTATAATGTCTCCCAATTAAATACTTTGAACCATACTTTTACGGTGTCTGTTCCAGCATAGTTATCTTTTTTATCATAGAAGTTTGCACCAGTAATCTGGAAGTAATATGTACCATCAGCTTCCTGATATAACTGAACACCGTTCTTACAGTCTTCACACTGACAGATCTCATCAAGATCTTCGTAAAGATCTATTGTAAGCTGGTATCTTACACTGAGCTTAGGTACATGAGCATCTTGTCTTACGTAACCGAAGTCACTGACAATCTTCATAGCAATAACTGCAGCAGAGTTAAGTTTGCAGCGGTCTTTGATCTCGTTAACAATGTCATCCCAGCCAGGTGGATCATCTTCATTCTCTACAGACCAGTCAATGATAAGCTTATCTTCATGCTGCTCATACCATTTACGTATCTGCTGCTCATGATACGTTCCATAGTACTTAATACTTTCTTCAGGCGTATAAAAACGTGGTGCATCAGGACCGATGCCATGACTTGGATCGGTAATAGTAAACTCATCAACCTGAATATTAAATTTGTTACTCATATTACATATCTCCTCTTATAGCATGGGCATTAGACCAGATTTCATCAAGCATATCTTTAGCGGTGGTATAATCCTCATCAGATAATTTATCAGCTAAGAAATCCTGAAGCTTACAGACATTATCCATAATGCTGGTACAAAGTTTTTCTTCATTCATCCTGTTCCTCCTCATGTGAGCTGATAAACTTATCAAGTATTTCAATAAGCCATTTATCATTAACAACAGATACTCCACCCCAAGCCCACCAAACAAGATCATCAGAATCATTATACTTGTCAGTCCAGATATAAGACTTATCATCTATTCCATCCCGTGTGATACGAAATGTTATATCTCTGTATCTGAATTCATTATCAGAAATCTTTACAGGCGCTTGTTTGAAATCATCAGGGAAATCATCAGCAGGATTTCCACAATAACAAGACGCAGACATGTCATTATACATCCATTGTACAGATACACTAGGATCTGTAAACATCTTAAACCATTCATTGAATCTTTCTCTTGCTTTATCAAACAAGACATCTTTTGTAATTGCTTTAGGTAAATAACCTGTGTTCATTTTATTCCTCCTCCTCATCATCATCCTTGCCCAAGACATTACATAAGTTATCCAGGATTTCTGAGATAAGCTTACTGTGTAATTTAACTTTGTCAGTGAACTTAATCATGACAATAAACATACAAGCATTACTTAATAAAAGAAACATAAGACAGAAACAAATTATCAATGTGCTCATTTTATTCCTCCTCAATTTTACCTACAAACTTTTTACCGCCGATCATTACTTCGACGGTACCATCTTCTTTCTGCACAGGAACATGTGTAGCGTTTAACCTGAGAGTGAGCTCATCGATTATCTGTTTCAACTTTTCATTTTTATCAGTGTACTCATTCTTGATTGTCTTGAGTTGCTCTGCAAACAAATCATTAATGAATCCACATGTCATTTGTACAGCATCTTCATTACCAAAGAAGTGTGACAGAATATCTGCATTACCATACCAGTAACAATTTGATGCATCTGCTTTATTCATACAAGATACTATTGTAGTGTCTACATTGACAGGTTCAATTCTAAATGCAAGTTGATTACCTGCGGTGTAAGGACAACGAATAATTATCTCATACTTTTCTGCTGCTACAAGTACAGACTTATCATATCTACCTAAATTCAAGTGATGTTTTAAGGTTTCACTTATAGCATCAAGCACATTTCTTTGCTGTATAAACATAGGATATACATACTGATTGTAATTGTCAACACATATTTGTGCAAGCTGTTTCCTGAGCTGATCCTCTTTGTCTTCATTAGCACGAACTTCACTAGCCAATGCCTTTACCTCTTTGATTAAATCTTCATTCATTTTATTCCTCCTAGAAATAACCCCAGTTATCCTGGTAGTATGCGATACAGTTCTCTACCCATTCAGTAGAGAGACTGAACTTCTTTAGTTCCTGCATGAGCTGGTACCCAGCATAACATACAGGACCCATAGCTTCACCGATCTGTGCATAGAAATTGTCAACACGTTCAGGTATACCATTGTCATGATGCAATCCAAGATATTCATCTCTTGAATACATACAATCTCTTTCCAGAATCATATCCCACTGAGTTATCATGTCCTGTTTAGGATCCAACTTGTTTACCTGCTTTTCCAGTTGCTCTTTAAGCATGCCACCAATGATGTAATAATCTGGGTTAGAGTTGCATAAGAACTGAATCAACATCTGGAAGTCTTTGATAGTTTGCTCAATTGACTCAGGGTTAGAGTCATTGAGTTTATCAGTATCAATTTCAAACTTGAATACCATTACTTTACCTCCTCATTTGCAGAACAAATATAATCACTGAATCCTTCTTCAAAGGCATCAGATACATTTGCCGAACAAACAATATCTTCATAATCTATTTCATTATCGACTGCTCTTTGATACAGATGCTTTGCAAACTCAAATCCAAGATTATAGTCTGAACTTCTTGCATCAAGAATAGTCTGAAACAGATTCCTTAACTCTATATACCAGGGATATTTCTTATCTGCTGGCACACCAATACCAGGACACGGGTCTTCTTGTTCCATCTCCATGTTAATCTGATCCGTCAGTTCTTTTACGACTGTCTTGACCAGATCTATTGGGATCTCTACTTTCATTACTTTACCTCCTTTATAGTAGCAGCTTCAATTAATTCTTGGTCAGTTCACTGAATGTATTCTTCTACTGATCATACTTATGCATTTTGTCAATGAAATCACAGCAAGCATCATGGATCTCATCATCATGTTCGCCATATAACTGAGCATTGCCTGTGATAGCATAGACAAAGTCCTTTAACAATTGAACTTCTATCATGTACAAAGAAATTCTTGTACTGATACCAGCATCACTTTTCATTTGCCTCTGGAACATTTCCAAAAGCATCATCCTGAGTTTATTAATCATAATACCACCTCCCATGGCATTAGACGTGGTGCCTTTTTCTGTAGTGTCTGTTTAATAGACATGGCATTAGACACCTGATAAATTTTAACGATGATTACGTGTTCCGTATCACCACCAATAATAATGCACCCGCGGTATTTGCCTACCTCTATCTGTGCATACTCTGTACCCGAACGAAAGAGCCTACTCATTATTGTCCTCCGGACTATAATCATTGCATCCCACAGCTCTTTCCATAGCTGGTGGTAAGCAGCCCATAGCAGCAAGCCTTGACAGTACGCAATGCATCTCATCAATAAGTCTTGCGAGATTCGGATAATTCTTAGAAGCATGTTCGGTTACATACTTAAGATCCATCATTGTTTCAAACATAGACTCTGGGTCCATGCATACCTTTGCTGTGACTTCAACGTCACTATAAATTCTTTGCATAATTAAACCTCCTTATGCTATTTTTGTTTTGAATACCGGTGAGAACCGAACTTGGTAGCACCGATTACTATCTTTACGTGTTGCTACGAACACTTTAAAGAATTCTTTTTTATTCTTGCTGTATACTACGAAAGTATAAGCAGCACCACTATCAGACAATGTCTTTGACAAGAGCTCTAGCCAAGGGTGATTCATACAGTCGTAAACATTGTGACCGAGGAACAGATTCATTACAAGAATCTGCTTGTTTTGTAGAGTCATATTAAACCTCCTACCAAATAGAACCATTACAGTAATCATTAACAAGTTCAAGGTATTCTTGGGTAATATAAGCAGGGTTCTCAGGAAAACCGCCATGACTTAAAAACTCATAGAACTTTATGAGCTTTTTTGTAGTCTTGTTTGCAAGCCTATTACGTCTCTTGTGATAGATACAGTACAAGATATACTCGTACCTATTCCAAGACCACTCTTCACCATTCTTTGCCCACTTAAGGCGTCTAATTACTTTAAGAACTAAGATTGTTAACACTCAAGCCTCCTAGTAATACAATAATTTGTACGAGTCATTACACTTGCGTACATTTTTGAAACATTCTTTGAGCCCTGCATATTTATCAGAACCTTTAAGAACCTTTGTCTGATTCTTACGAATCTTTTTAAAGTCTTCCTGCATTTTTGCAAGAGACCTATAAACTCGTGCCATTTATAGGGCCTCCTAAACCCTTAATCAAGGACCCTCTTACGAAGGCCCAAGATTAAAGACTCAGTCTTCAAAAGAATCATCATCATTACCATAAAGAACATCATACAAATCGTCTTCGGTAGTGATTAATGGTTCGTCATAGTCATCTAAGAATGGCATGACTACCTCCCATTGATACATTACTAACTATGCAGTGCCCGGTATTTCACGAGCACAGATTAATGAAACTTTTTTAAATACTCATGGGCCGAAGTGTCTACTTCTTGAGTCCCATCTGCTTTTTAAGATCCTCGAGCTCTGCCAAGAGTCTTGCATTCTCATTCTGAAGTTCTGCGTTAGTCTTAGGATCCTGCGCAGCCTGGAAGAAGAACTCGAATGTGTCTTTAGGTACAATCTTCTTGAGTGCATCTGACTGTTCCATGAGTACCTTAGCATGCTTACGAAGATCTTCGGTAGCGCCAGTAGAGTCATTTGCAAGTTCTCCAGGACGACACAACAACTTGCTACCAATAATCAGAGGCTGATTATTGTCATCAGTAATCCTAAGCTTGCCATGTGAGTTACGACCAAGACGTGGACGATCCTGAATCAGCTTAATGATTTCTGGAGTGTACTTAACCAACTTAGGGTTCTTCTTCTTGAGATCCTCGAACTCTTCTGGCTTTGCTGGTGACAAGTCTCCTGACTGATTGACTGTAAGGCAGTATGTTTTGCCTCCAAAAGTAACTGTCTTTGTTTTCATATGCGTTTCCTAAGGGCGGTCTTGACCCGGGTCCTCATGTGCCCAACGAACACATCCAAGTAACCCTGGAGGGACCTCTTGGGTATTTTTTCTCCGCCCTAAATCAAGCATCAAAAGACGACTATTATATTATACACACGACGTTCTGTCCGCGTGATACATTTAAAGGCACAGAAATTTTTTGTACCGTAACCCGGAAAAACCCCACGGCCAACGGCACAAGAGCATGGTGTACTCATGAACCAAGGGCCGGCCACGAACGAACCATGACTAATGATCCACAACACCAGGACCAACAGTAGCTCTCGCACGTTTCTTGAGATACATGACACCACCAACGTGTTATTTTACTCAAAGTACATTTTCCTGTGAATGTACCATTTTTCGTTGTAACAGTCATTTTTATAACTTGGAAAATAGAAAATTATTTTTTTCAAATGTAAAATGTATTAGCTAATTATATTTTTTGTACATTCATAGAACGGAACACTAAAAGTGAGAAATGTACCAATTGGGCTGTTGGTGAACCTGTCTTTGCTTCTGTTCCATTAGCCAAGCTTTATTAACCATAAGCCAAGCTCAAAAAGTCAAGTTCCTTCTATATAATGCACATTTTTCTGGAACAATTTCTCTTTTATAAAAATTAGCTAATATTATGTACATAATTACTGGCCCATGTTATAATAGACATAAAGGAGAAAATACTATGGAAATTAAATGCAAGACTGAAGAGTCAATGTTAATTACTGACATGACACCTTTTCAGGGTAACCTGAAGAAGAGAACAGAGCAAGATATTAATGAGTTAAAAGACTCGTTGATGAATGAAGGTTTACTTATGCCTTTTGCCATTTGGAAATCTGATAAGAATTACTTGTTAGATGGGCATGGTCGTAGGCAGGCTATTATGGGTCTAATTGATCAGGATCCTAGTTTATTGCAGGTTAAGTGGCCTGTAGTGATTATTGAGGCAGAGGACGAGGATAGTGCGAGAAAAGCTCTATTGCAGATTACCAGCTCTTATGGTAAGATTACAAAGCAGGGTGTTAAGCAGTTCTGTGTATCTATTCCAGATTACAAGGCACCGGCAATCGCAAAGTTTGCGCCTAAGATTAAAAGTACTACTGTAACAAAACCTAAGACAAGTTCAAAAGTAATTCTTAAGATTAGAGTTGAACAGACTAAGTTGGCCGAGGTTAAAGAGATACTTAGCAGTGTAAATTATATAGAGGTACTGTAATGAAATTTATTTTTACACTTTTAGCATTAATGGTATTGTTTTGGGCATTAGCTTGTTTCTTTTTAATAGCTGAACAGAAGCGTTGTTCCTTTACTAATAAAATATGTTTCCGTAGAAAGTGTAAAAAATGTAGGGGCTTAAGAAATGACAGATGATATTTTGTTGGCGAGTGAACAGATCCAGGCGCCTGTTGTACAGGAAAAAGATACTGATGCAGTAAGTAATGTATCTTTTACAGAGACAGCTAGACAGTTATTTAATGAAGATGTTAAGTTGCCTTGGTACAAATCAGAAATGCGTGATCAGGTAGATGAGTCACTTGATTCTATTTATGAGATAGCTGCAGCACATCATTTAACGATAATTGACTTTATAACACAGGATCCAGAATATGCAGTAATGTGTGTGGAGATGTCTTATGCGAAGTGGACAAACATAATGACACAGGCAGCATTGACTGGTACTATTACTACTGAAGAAGGTAATGTGGTAGTTACTAAAAACCAGGTTAAAGTACTTGAGTTACGTGTTAAGCAGGCCAAGAGTGAGCTTGATAATGTTACTGATTTAGCAATGGCAGTAGCTGGTTCAGGTACAAAGCGTGATCATCTTATTCGTACGCTTTATATGAATGCAATAATGCGTCATGATACTAAAGCCCTTATTTATTTGATTGATAGAAATGATGGTAGACCAGGTGAGGCACGAGTCGCTGAGTTAGCCTTTGACAATGCCTACAATATTTACATGATTCTGCATACCTTATTTGATAAGCAGTTAAATGTACTTAATGCAGGTAACGGTACTATTCTTGTATGTTGTTCACGACGTGCGGGAAAAACACATCTTCTTGTTGCAGCTTGTATTGTTGAGTGTTTGCGTAGGCCTAATACCACTTGTATCTATATCGGAGAGACAATGGAGTTAACTGAAGGATTGATTGATACAGCAGCAAATGAGATTGTTGATTCGTGTCACCTTCAGGATAAGCGAGGCAGAAGATTTAATTGGAAGCACATGGATAATGGTTCACAGATCCTTGTTCGTGGTTTGAGTAATACTAAAGACCCTGACCAGATTCGTGGTAATAAAGCTAAGGTTATTGTTATTGACGAGTTCTTCCATTTAAAGTCTGAGCTTTTGTCTTATCTCCAAGATGAAGTTCTTCAGCCTATGCAGATGGACTACGCAGATGATTATAAGTTCCTTTGTGCAGGTACACCACCACAGATTAAAGGTACATATGGTGAAATGGCTTGGAAGACATGGGAAGTTCCACATTTTACCTGGACATGGCGTGATAATCCACATCCAGTAGCAGTTGAAGCACGTGAGGCTTATGTTGAAAAAGCTATTGAAGAAAAAGGTTTGACCTGGGATACACCTTATGTTCGTCGTGAATATAATGGTGAATGGGCATATGACGATGATCTTGTATTGTATCCTAATTATAAGGTATATGATCCTAAAGAAGCATTGCCTCAATGGAAAATTTCCCGCGTGTTTATTGGCGTTGACTATGGTGTATCAGACAATGACTGTTTGATAGCTATAGCATGGTCTGATGATGAAGGTAAGGGTTATGAGTTGTTCGAGGCTAAATTTAACCGTTTGGATATTAAAGATAGAACAATGAGTCAGTTGGAATACCTTAAGGAAAAGGTTAAAGAGTGTTGGATGATAGCTCTTGAGACTTTGATGACTGGTCCTGCGAACACATATGATGCACAGGCATTAAAAGAATTGAATAAACGTGTATTGTGGGATGCAGATGATAATGATCAGCATATTACTGATGAACTTGCCGTTAATGTAAATCTTGAGGAATTTGGCTCAGAGTATGAAAGTTTAAGATTACAGATTGCAAATGCTCATAAAACTGATAAGATTATTATGTGGGATAAGATTGATGAATTAATGCGTACTGGTAAATTGTTATTATTGAAAGGTGGTAAATGTGAGCATGAGTGTGTATCTACTATTCTTTTAAGAGGACCTAATGGCGAGATATTCAATGAGATTGATGATAGTGCATACCATCCTGACCTTTTGCCAGCAATGCGTTACGCTTTATGGAATGTTCTTGGACAGTAGTATTTAATAAAAGGTACATTTACATGACCGATGATTTGTGTTAAAATTATAATATACCTAGAATTATAGGAGTTTGTTATGGCTGAAAAGAAAAATAATTATAAGTATAAGTTGGTAACTCAGGATGGTAAGACTAAGAAGGTTCGTGTAGGCAAGACTAAGGATGAAAAAGATAGTGAGCATATTTATGAAGAAACAAAAGGTGCAAATAGAAAGGCCTTCGACAAAGAGCAGCCTGGCTCAGGCTCACATGAATTTATTTTACCAAGTGGTAAAGCAGTAGAATTACCTACACAGATTTATCAGGCATTTACTAATATTATAGCCGGTAAGAATGATTTGGACAAAGAAACTGTTAATATGTTTCTTGATGATATGGATGAGTTTGGCGTTAAAGACACTCTCGATGATGTATGGACATGGCTTAAAACATATAAACCTGAGCATATTGATGAGTCTTATAGTAATGCACATAAACGTACTAAAGAGGAAAAGGAAGCAGGTATTAAAAATAAGGCTGTTGCAAAAGAGGTTAGAGACTCAGGTATTGAACACATGGGTGTACCTGATAACAAACCAGAAGCCACTGGTACTGAAGACAGAGATTTAAGTGAAAATATCCCTGAGTCTAGGGCTCAGAAAATGAGTGATGTGTCAAGTACCGATACTCCTATTAGTGAAGATCTGCGCAGTAAAATCAATGATCTTGAAGAAGAGATGCGTTTTGTAAAGCAGCAGATTAATGAAGTTTCACCAGATGAGAAAGGTGCGTGGGTTAGTCAGAAGCTTGCACTTGATAAAGAATTATCTGATTTACTTAAGCAGGCTGGTGTTACTGGTGCAGGCTCTCAACATGCAAATGCAGGTGAGAATCTTAAGGCACAGTTGGCAATACATGATAAAAATCAGGCAGAAGTAGATAAAGCAGTTGATAATATGACTTCAGAGTTGGTACATTATCCTGAGCGTATCAATGATCCCGAGGACTATCGTGATGCAGCCTTTGACTATGAAAATGCTAAGTATAAAGCTATCGATGAAAGAGAAAGACGCAAGGCAGCAAAGAAAATTATTGATGACTTGAGTGACCAGTATAGATTGGATAAGCTTGGTGCATCTTATGATACAGGCGTAGAAGGTGAGTTGCCTTATGATCCAAACAATCCTTTAATTACAATGTTGGTTGAGCCAAAGAAGACAAATCAGCTTAAAGGTAATCTTAGAGAAGATTATAAAGATGAGTTGAGTAAGTTAAGAGAGGATTATCTCGGTGATTATGGTAATGGACTTTATGACCGCCTTAAAAATGCAGGTGTATTAAAGGATCTTGTTAAACATTTGACTGACAGATATGCAACAGACAAAGGATTTAGTCCTATACTAGAAAAATCTTTGACAGATAAAGAGTTTAATCCTGAAGAGCTTGATGATAATGATAAGAGCCTAGTAATGAAGTATGCAGTTGATGATCTTTTAGGTTATAAAGCACGCAAAGATAAAGCAGAGCTAATTGCAAAGATGGCAGCAATGCGCGATGCAAAGAAAAATAAATCAGATACAGAGCAAGAAGATCCTGATACTAAGAATATGACTGATGAAGAACGTCAGGTATATAATGAAAACAATCCTGGGGCTAGTGTTGAAATTGGTAGCTTAGCAGATGAAGATATTGATAGACCAGATGAGTCTACAGATGAGACACCTTTCCAGAAGGCTTATTATAGTGAATTACCTGATTGGGAAACACGTGAAAGTAAACTTTTAGCCAATCAATCAAAGCTTGGACATAAGGAAAATAGAATTGGCTTAAAGAATTCAAAGCTTTATGATAATATTGTCGATCGTATAAATGATGGTACTACTGTAAAGCTTAGTCCTGAGGAACGTGAACTTGGTGTTATGATACAACAGCTCGCAGCTAAAGATCCTAAAAAATTAAAGCCATATGAAAAGTACCTTTCTACATTATTTAATTATGACAAGCAGTTACGTAAAGCTCATAAAGATTATGATGAGTCTAATAAGAGTGTACATGATCTTGAAGAGACAATGCGTAATAATAAAGAAGGTTGGGAAAAGTTTAATCAGTATAGCAAGAGTGGTCTTACACCAAAAGCTATTGTTGATATGATTGATAAGATCAGATCTGAAATTGATAAGACGAATGATTTCAGTGAAGTATCAGTAGCTAATAGATCTGGCCAATATCAGATGTCTCCTAAGATGCAGAATAAACTTAATGACTTGCATAGGATGTTGACCAATATGACTATAAGACAGGGGCGTGATTCGCAGATTATGCCGTTGTCAGATGGATCATATGGTATACGTTCTACAGGTGAAGGTTCACCATATAACATTATTGTTAAAAATCTTGGTGATGGTAAGTATAAAGCATTTCTGGCACAAAGTAGATTTGCAGATGAGAAAGGACGTAAAGCTATTGAGAAGGATGATTCTTTATCAGATGCAGAAAAGTTTGAAAAGATGTATAGTCCTATGGATCAGGGTTATCTTGGTGGTGTAGGACTTGATAAAGATTATACATTCAGTATTGATCCTAAAGCAGAACCCCAGGAAATTATGGGTATTTTGCGTAGTAAGTTTGGTAATGATTTTGGTGGTACAAACAGTGCACAGTCTATGATGGAATGGTTAGTACCAAGGAACATGCGACGTGAAGCTAAAGCAGCAGAAGCTGATGCACATAAGAAGTTTATTATGTCAGCCAATGATTGGCAGGATTTGTTTAAAAAAGCAGGTATTGAGAAACTTAATCCTGATACAAGATTAAGTGCTGTATATCGTGAAGGTGTTGCAAATAATCTTTACTTTGATAATAAGACAGGTAAGTTCTATGATTCTGAGGAAACTGCAAAAGCAGCAGGTGTAAAACCTAAGGATTTATGGTCACCTAAGAAAATGCAGAATTACCTTGATACTAAGCGTAAACTTGGAATGGTATCACAGAAATTAAAAACGATTAGTGGTGGCAATGTACAGGTTAAAGAGACAGATGAAGGTACAAAGGTAATAAAAGTATTGCCAGGAGAAAATAAATGGATTCAAAAAGGTAAGTATGGTGAAGCATTACATTCAGTACAGGAAACAAAAAATGGTCCTAAAGAAACAGTTAGACAATTGAGGCAGAACTTTGGTATAGGACCAAGATCTATGTTCAATCACAATGAGTCTATGATAAATGGTGCAGCTAGGGAATTTAGAATGGACCCTGAAATTATCAGAGGCTGGATTAGACGTGGTAGTAATATGGCTGAGTTCAGAAAGCGTTTGTCACAGATTCCTGGTAATGCAGCAGAGTATCTTAATTGGTTTGACAATGAGGTAGTACCGGATGTTGAAAAGCGTCTTAGATCTGGAGCTGTGATTGACGAAGATGACATTACTACAAAAAATGATAGCAAGGTGCTCAAGAAGACACCAAAGGTATTACCTGAGAATGATCCATATATTAATAATGAGATTGGAGCAGATGGTTATCATTTACCTAAAAATCTTGAAAAGATATTTGGTGGCGTTAATCTTAAATAGAGGTTTATATGAAAAACAAAGAGCCAGGGTTACTTAGACAATTAATTGCAATACATTATGAACAGGCGAAAAGACGTAAGGCTTTACGCATTCTTAACAAGCAGGAGTGGTCTGTAGAGTTTTTAGAGTATCTTGTAATACACGCAGCCAAAGATCTTAGACAGAATATTGTGCTTACTGTTACAAGTCCTGGTGGGCATAAGTTTGAAATAAAATCTGTTAGTGCTCAGACTAAGCTTGATACAGATTATGATATTTTTAATCATTTGGATGATCAGGCAGCTGTAGAGCAATTTATTAGGGAGCATGGTAGAAAATGAATGTAAATGGATTGACATATACCTTTGATGAGGTAACGCAGGTAAATAGACCTACGCTTTATCCCGGTGAAAAAGTTGATGACTGGCATTTGCCAGACGAGATTCAAAATGACTTTTATAGACTCAATAGTATAATTGAGGCTAAGTATTCTAAAGAGTATCTTAAGATTTGTGCTTTCTATAATAAGATGTTTCCGAGTCTTAAGACAAGTGACTGGGCTGTATCTTCTTATAACTCTGCGCCGTTTACTTGGATGGATCAGGAGCGTCAGGATTATGGTACAGGTCTTTCTTGTAATTATCTTAAGCAGATTGTAGATCAGGTAACATCTAGATTGGGTACTATTCAGTTTATACCATTCCTTATGTCTGAAGATCAGAACTTTGAGTATATTATATACAAGGATGAGGTTGAACGTATTTTGCGTATGTATATCACTAAAGATAAGTTTAACAGAACCTGTATTGATGTATTCCATGATGCTGCTATTCTTGGTTATTCATATGCTTTCATTGACCCTTATACTGGTAAGCTTGTTAAAGGTAATGATTATGAAATTGGTATATTTGAAAGTCAGATGAATAAAGGTAAGATTGTACAGATGCTTTATAGAGACTATGCATGCCCAGTTACACAGGCTCTTGTATATCTTGAGGATCTTGACGAGGAAAATAAGAAAGAGATGCTTGAGTATATAGAAGGAAAGGTTGCAGTTGATCTCTGTATGTATTTCAACTGTCTTACACAAAAGTGCTATGTTACAATAAGTGGCAAGGCATTACCTGAGAAAAAATATCCTTTTGAAGAAGTACTTGTTGCGGTTATGAGATGGGACACAGGCTTTGCAAAAGTAATGTCTAGCTCATTATTTGATATTCTTTATCCTATGCAGCGTGAGATTAATAAGATCAATGCTAAACAACAACAATTAATACGTAATTATAAGGGTGCAACACCAGTATTTAATTCAGATGTAGAACTTGCTATGAAAGCGATTACAAACGGTGCTGGTGAATGTTTATATGTAGATAGTTCACGTCCACTTGATTCATTAATGACTGTAATTAATCCTACACCGCTTGATCCAGAGCTATCTGCTGTTATTCAGGATTATAAAACAGCAATGTATGAATTGGCTGGTATTCAGAATGCTTCATTTGATATGGAAAATATGCGTAGTGCGGCAGCAGTTGTTGCACTTGATCAGACACGTGATTCAGTGTTCCAGGCACAGTTGTCAGGACTCAGTGAGTTTATCGCTGATGCATTATCTTTATATATTAAGTATAATGCAGGGTATAAAACAAACGATAATAATATGGACTGGGATGCAATTAAAGAGTTAATTGATACAGCTTACATTTCTCTTAAACCTGTTCATTTGAATGATCCATTATCTGATGAAGAAAATACAAGGCAGCAGCCAATTGATTATTTACAGTTAAGCACAGCACGTGCTGTATTAAATGTTATTAAAGGTAAATGTACATTTGAATCGTTACCATACTATATTGATTGGCAGCAGGTAACCTTAATGCTTGCAATAACAATGGTTAAGTTTGAAGCTCTTGGTATTCCTATACCTGATACAATTCATACTTTCTTAATAGCTGCATTTATTGAAGCTGTTAAAATTGGTGAGGTAGTTATATGATGGAAGGTGGAAATAAAGTTAGTTTGGATCTTGAAGCAGGTCTTGATGTTAATACTAGTGACATGCTTGTTCCAATTAATCAAGCTACTTGGCAACATAATTGGCAAAAGTATCAAGGCAAGTTTTTACCAAATAGTGTACGTTTTGAGAAGAATGGTTGGGCCGCTGGTTGGAACGTATACGATTTTAAGTATGAAAATCTCAGAATAAATATAGATACAGACTTATGGGCAAATAACGTTAAGCTCAATGATACACCTGTATATATGGTGTCTTTGTACAATGCAGAATATTCCGCTGATGTAATTAAGTCTTTCATATATACGAAGGACTCACGTATATTATATGTAAGTAATGGTACAGCTGTTTTTGATGCAGATTATGATAATATAGTTCATTGTGCATTTTATGATATTGCATGTAATATTACTTTTGATAAGACTCTTAAAGAATTGACAGTAGATAGTAATGAAGTACGCATGACTTATGAGTTAAGACATGATGATAACACATATAGTATAATACTTATTAAGAAAGAAGGCAGTTTGGATGTTAACTGTGATTTTAAGATAGCTTCTGAATTATCTTGTGATCAGTTTAAAGGACCTGTTAGTTATGCAGAATTTGCAAGTGGTACACATAGCTGGTGTAATGGTACATTTGATCAGGATTTAAATAATTGGACGAATGTTGTTTATAGATTTGATGGTACCGATATTTCAGTAGATGGTGTAACAGTACCATCTACAGATGTTACAATAGAAGGTAACACAGTAACATTTAGTTACGATAAACAGGTAACTAAACAAATTGGATTGCAATTAACTTTACATGACTATATTAATGAATACTCAGATCTCAGTATAATGGGTGCAGCTTATGATAGCAGTGCTGTAATCTCTTTTGCAGCAAATGATTTACTTACTTTTAATACTGTTGGTCTTACTACAAACTATAATGATCTTGATACAAGTCATGAGGTCATATTTGATATTCAGGTACCTGTATGGTTCACAGCTA